CGGTCTAAGTCTGAATTTGATAAAGAGTTCGATCAAAGTGTAATTGAATTTGACCAAACTTTAGCACAACGAAAAGCAGAAGCTGATGCTTTAGAAGCACAGCGTGGTTTTCAAAATCAATTAGAACAAGATAAATTTAATGTTGACAGAGAATTGGGTTTCCAGGCTCAAGCACTAGATGAAGCAGAGTTCAACGTACAACAGCTTCAATTCAATGCAAGTATGGCTGAAAATGCCAGACAATTTGATGAAGCAAATAGATTAAATGCACTAGCCCAGCAAGAGCAAGCTAGAGCTACAAATATTCAAACAGGTTTCCAAATAAACCAAGCAAGAGCGCAAGCATTAGATCAAGTACGAGATATTCTACGTAACCCAGCAGATTACCTTGCTAGAGGATTTGCATTAGCAGGCCAAGATGCACCGTTTACGCCTGTAACGCAAGCAGACTTAATCAATCAAGTATCAAGCGAATACAATGCGTATAATGACTTTCTTACTAGCATGGGTACAGGTTTCAATGCACAAGAGTACCTTGCAGGCAAACAGGGTGCTCGCCCTGATTTACAAGTACAAGCTCCTAGTATGAAAGATTATCGCCAGCAACGTGCTCAAATGATTGCTTCTGGCGGTAGCCCTGAAGGCGGTATTACTCAAGAAGATTTAGATTATTATACTACTGAAAGTGGCTTTACTGATTTTATGGGTGATGGCTATTTTCAAGGTAGTTCTGCATTAGGTGAATTTTTTGCAAAAAACCCTGACAGCCCTTCTAGGGGTATGTTTCAGCCTGGAGGCACTGACTTTGGGCAAGGCCCACCTGGAGCTGAGCATGGCGGTATGTTTGGCAACCCTGTTATTGTTGGCGATTCCTCTAGCGGAAAAGAAAATCAAGAGCTAGTCATGAGTGCAGATGGTGCTCCTATGGTTGTACTTCCATTAACAGACCAGCAAATAGATATATTACAAGGCAAACGTAATAATAAAATGCCAAAAGCACAAACTGGTGGAATGTTCGGCCCACAAGATTTCGTTGGCTTTGGTCAAAGAATGGGTAATGTAGGTTTTGGCGGAGTTATGTATAACCAACTCCCCAGTAGAAACATTACACAACAGGATATTATAGAAAGGGCAGAACGCTTCGGTACTCCTAGAGTATCAAGAGTTGCTCAGGGGTTTAGGCCTCAGCCAATGCAATTTGGTTTTCCTTTGATGACTCCAGGTCAGTTGGGTTCCTTAACTCCTGATGAAAGAGAAGAATTGCGTACACGATTAGCTTCAAGAAATGTATCATTGGGTGATGTTGAAACAGCAGTCATGCAACGATTTGGGCCAACTGGTACACGTCGTGGGCGTAGGCGGTTTTAATGGTAGTTCGTAATCCTATAACTGGTTTCACAGACGTTTTACCACAACAAGGGTTAGGCCCTTCTAATTTAAAATCGCCAACTACACCGCAAGTAACAAATCAACAAATTGAAAATTTTCGTAGAAGAAACGCTCAAGCTCAACAACAAAGGCCGTCTGGTTTCTTAGGCGGTTTGCAACGTGTAGGCAGTGTTCTATCTCCAATTTTCAGTGGAGAAGATTTTATAAATACTGTTACTCGCAGTGACGTAGGCACTGATATACGCAATAAATTAGAAGATGTACCTACAGTTGGTGGATTTTTAGGGGCTGTTTTTGATGTAGGAACTTCTCCGTTAACAGCATTAACTGGTGGCTTTGGGCCTACTATCGGCAGACTAGCTGGTGGATTAGTTGGTGCTAGTCGAGCTGGTCGTTTAGCAGCAGGAACTACAAAAGCACTGACAGCCCCATTGATTCAAAGCGGAAACCCCTTACAACGTATTGGAGCTGAGACTGCGGTACTAGCTGGTGCAGAAACGGCACAGCGAGAGTTAGGACTTCCAGGGTGGACTCAACTTGCTGCTATACCTGTTGGAATTGGGGCTTTGAGAGGTGCTCAAAAAACTGGAGTTGGTAAGACATTATTCGGAACTCCTGGTTCTGGCCAAGCAGCAACAGCTCGACGGATTCTAGCTGATATTACAGAAGGAGCTGGGCCTGGAAAAGAGGCTGAAAAAATAAGTGAAATAGCAGGCAAAATTGCTGATAAAAGAAACGAAGGATCTAGAAGGTTCATGACGGCTACTGCTGATGACGCAGATGATGCTGTCAATATATATGATGCTGATATAGATGATCTTAATTTAACTAGTACAATGGGCGATATTTGGAGGGGTGCTAGAGGACTAATTGATCAACTGGGTGTTCAGGCTAGAAATTTCCAGTCTTATATATCAGCTAATGCTGATGACGCTGGCAAAATAATTGCAAAATATGCAAAGGGTAAAGATAAAGTAGGCAACAGAACATTCCCACACGTACTTGATGAAAATGGAGATGAGGCTCTTGTCGGTGATGTAATAGAATACTTAGGATCTAAGGGGTACACCAAGTCAAGAATCGATAGGACAGCTCCTGGTTTATATGACGCTTTAAATAGATTGCGTGGCTTATCTCAAGAGATAAGGGCAGAAAGAATAGCACACGGTATAGATATTCCTAAAGGACTTGAAGCTGATATAGATAAGGTTGGTGGGCAAATATTTTTTCCACGATACGCTAAGTCTAAAGACGTAAAAGATTATATTGATAAGGGTATTAAATCTGACCGTGAATTTATTTATATGAATCAAGCCTATGACCGTAAGTACAAAACTTTTATTAAAGGTGCTAGGTCTGTAGAGGGTTCACCTCAGTTGTATGAAGATCCTGCAAATGCCATTGCACATTATGCAAGAGATACTGCAACAGATATTAAAAATTATGAAGTAGCTAAATCTTTAGAAAAGTTTATTGGAGAGCCTACGTTTGATGATGTGACTGGAGCTCTTTTGTGGGGTGAAAAGAGCCCTCTATCAGGAACTGCAAGGGCTGCAATATTAAAATCAGTTGATGATATGATTGTCGCAGATGCAACTTTTAAAAATGCAAAAACTGGAGAAATCGTAAGAGAGTGGGATAAACTTACTAATGCACAAAAAGCTGAATTTGAAGAAAGATATGAAGCATGGGCTCCAATAGCAAGATTAGGTGATGAGTCTACACCATTTGATGCCAAAACTGCTAAAGTTTTGAATGAATATTTCAGCGATCCTAAATCTAAAATTGCAAACCTAGAGTTTATGCGAAAAATAAATCAAGAGATTGTTCCTTTACGCTCTACATTAGATATTAGTGGTGGTTTTGTTACAAACGCTGCTGTATTTTTCTCTGACCCCATAGGTTTCTTAGCGAATATGGGCAGGGCTTTAGGTGATGTTAAAGATGCAGGAAGAATCAAAGAATTTTTCGATTCAACTGAAGTGCTTGGTGGAACAAAAAATGGAAAAGAATATGTTGGAGCAGGAAAATTTGTAACTCTCATTAGCCCTACTGATCCAACAGCTGCACGTGAATATATTTATGGTGGTTCTAAGGCAAGTCAAAATAAAGTGCAAAAAGCAATGGGTAGACTTACTGCTCCGTTCAATAGAAACTTTGCAATGATTGGTAATAGAAATCGTACGGCATTGTTCTATGATATGAAAGAACTATATGAAAAGGCTTTAAGGGATGCTGCAGAAGAAACAGGGGCTATTGTTGATGACGCTGCTGAACTACTAGATGACGCTGCATTACGAGAAATTGGTAGAGCTGTAGACAGAGTTACTGGTATAGCTACTAATCAAGCTGGAGATTTAGAACGTGCAATTTTATTTGCTCCTAACTTTTATCGTTCAATGTTTGAAACAGTAGGTAATTTAGTAGAAAACGGATCTATTGAAGGTGATTTGGCTAGAAAATATATAAGTAATATGGTAGCAGCAGGAACAGGGCTTGTTACAACTGCTGCAATAATACAAGGCAGAGATCCTACTGAAGTGCTTGCACTATTTGATGGTGAGGCCTTGAAAGATGGTGATTTGCGACTTAACCCTAACTTTGGAACAATAAGAATTGGCGGAAGGGATGTTAATGTATGGGGGCCATATGACTCTATGGCTAGACTAGCTATAGGTGCTGGCAACATGGGATTGCAACTACCTGAAGAAAAAATAGCTGCTGTTCAAGATTATTTAACCTACGCGGCAAGAACAAAGGGTGGGCCTGTTGTCAGTTCTCTTACTAATTTATGGCTAGGAGAAACTTTTACTGGCCGAGACTTTTTCTCTGTTGAAGGATTGGCTACCCAAACACTTCCATTTTCACTTTCAACAGGTATTGAGGAAGGTGCAGATGCAGCAGCTTTAAAAGGCTGTTCTATGGATGGCTTAATAGCAGGTATGCTTGGTTCTGGATTAAGTGCCTCTGGTATGAAAGAAAACCCAGTAACTCCATACGAAGAATTAGACAGGGCAGCACGTAGAAAAAAGGAATTTGGTCATGTTCCGTATGCAGAACTGACAGCTCAAGAAAAAGATATTATTAACAAAGAAAATCCTTTAGTAGTTAGGCGTTTAGAAGCGAATATCGAGCGAAGGGGTACTCCTGAAGGAAAAATGTCTGCTTGGAGGGTTCAAGATCGTGAGAAATTGATAGAAGAACAGGGCCAAGCATTTAATCAGCTACAAACTACTGGCGACAGATTTAAGTTTAGAAAAACAATGGATGCTTTAGCTGAAAGACATTCTATAACAGCCAGAGCTAAAGAAGAAGAATTAGGGGTGGAGTACGATCCTCCCAATGAAGGATCTCCTGAATCAGTTATTCCTTCATATTATAAAATTTTAGATACAGCAAGAGATCCTCTAAGTGGCGAACTTAACTGGGATTTAGTTGACTCAGAGTTAGCTAAATTAGAAAGCGATATCAAATCTGGATTCTATGGAGATCCTAGACGTGCTCAAGAATTTTTAGATGAACGATTAGTATTTAAAGGTAATCCGAATGTCAAATGGTACTTTGATAATAAAAGTATTATTCGTGAAACTTTGATGGATGAATATAATTACTGGGATCAAAAAGATAGGGCATTTGATGAGTTGCAGTCTGTAGTAAGCAGTGCAGCAGGGCGTAATGTAAGTACATATAATGGTTTGGTTGAAGAAATCAATGCTGCAACTATACAAAATAACATTAGAAAAGCATCTCGATTGAAAATTATACTTAATCGAATTGACCGAAAATCAGACCTTTATCGAAAGCGTATGAGAAAAAAGAATCCTGGATTAGAAAAGGCTTTGAGGGAAAATGGATATCTGTCATAGTCTATTGCTAAATATATTATTAACTATAAAATATAGTAAAGCCCTCCCATTCGGCAGGGTGTAGTGACTCGCAGTAATGCCAGTTGGAGATAAATTATGGTAAATGAAACTCTTGAACAAGAAACATTAGAAGCAGCGGAAGATGTGGAAGTGCCGACAGACGGTTTCGATCCAGCAGAAGCTCCTGAAGATGTAGTTGAAGAAGAAGCTCAACCTGATATAGCTGAACTTGTCGAACGGCTTTCTCAGATTGAGGGCGCAGCTAAAGAATTGGATACACTGAAGCACGATGTTTCAAGTCAGCTTGGACGTATTCAGCATTTCCAATCTACGGTTGACAAACTTTCTCAGAACGATGCCAGCACTGTTTTACAGTCTCGCATTGAACAACTTGAGGAAAGTAATAATGCTTTGCAGGAATTAATTATGAGTTCTGATCTGATTGACGATGAAACAAAACTCGCTATACGAGAAAATGCGTTGGAGCGTCGATTGAAAGCACTTGAAAGTCCTGCATCAATTACTGACCAGCAAGGATCTCCTGAAACAGATGACGCTACTGTCACTTTGTGGAATGAAGCTACAAATGAAGTAATGCGTCAGGCAAAAGATTTGGGTTATGACCCTGAAAATATACCAGCTTCCGTTTGGTCGGAAGGAGTTTCAACAGGCTCACCAATTCGTGCCGTTCAGCATGTTCTCGACTGGACTCGACAGCAGTTAAATGAAACTGAGGCAGCCAGCAAAACAGCCGAAAGGAAACGTGCTGCTGGTAGCGGATCTGCAAGTCGAGCAGGTTCAACGCCGACGTTAGATGATCTTGTTCGTGCATACGGAGAAGGTCGCAACATTTCCGCTGATGACAAACAGCGTGTAATGCAACATTTAGGAATAAGATAGGAGCTTATAGTGGCTACCACAGGTAACACTACTACTACTAATCTGGCTGACAGCCTTCCTACAGTTATAGCTGCTGCTAGGATTGTCCGTGAATATGAAGGGACAATGACTAGCGATGCTGTCGTAGACAAGGTTACTTTAGCCGAGAACAGTGGTACTGGATGGAACGAGGTTCGTTTGGACAAGCTCACCGCAACAGGTGTAGCTGAAACTGCAACCCTTGACAATCCACAACAAATGTCAGACTCGCTATTGACCCTTACACCAACAGTTACAGGTATTCAAACCATCGTAACTGACCGTGTATACCGTCGATTAGCAAGCAACGTATTGTCGCAAATTGGCCAATTAGGTCAAAATGCAATCCAACGTAAGAAGGACAAAGATGGTCTAACTCAATTAGACTCATTCTCTACCGCTTTAGGTGGAGCAGGTTCTACTCTTACTGTTGGTCACATTTCAGCTGGGCAAAGCCGAATATTCGGTAACACAACTGAGCCTGCACCTCCAGGTAACGTCTCAGTCGTATTGCACCCATTCCAGCTCAAGGACATTCAGGATCAATTAACAGTAGGTATTACAACTACTGCTTCTAATGGTGCTGGTTCTGTAGACGGAATGACAGCAGAGATGGTACGAAATGGATTCAGTGGAACATTGTTTAACGCAAATGTTTTTACTGATGGAAACATCTCAATCGATAGTTCGGATGACGCAAAGGGAGCAATCTTTCACCAGATGGCAATCATCTTGGTAGAAGGTCACGCACCTAAAGCTGAAACTCGACGTAGACCAGATATTGGTGGTGGTGCAGACGAAGTATTCTTGTATGACGAATTTGTCTACGGTGAACGCCGTGACGAATGGGGATACGAGCTATACTCTGACGCAGCAGCACCAACGTCTTAGGTAGGAGGGATATAAATTATGGTAGCTGTAGCTAACGCAAAAGCTGAATCGTTTACATTCAACTCCATTGGAAACGGAGCAACTAAATCAGAGTTTTTCACTAACTCAAATGCAGTTCGTATTTTGAACATGACTGTTGTCAGTGAAGCTGCTATTGCAGCCCACGCTTCAAACGTGTACAAAGTCGAATTACTTACTGGGGCAACGGTAATTGGTAAAATTACTAATGACTCAGATGAGAGTACAACCACAGCCACAACTGGTGTAGTGGGCATTGACTCAGCTTTGTATGCTGCTAAGACCACAAGGTCAATAGCATTCACACAAGCTGGTGCTAATTCTGATGGTGCTTACGAAAATGCTGCTGATGCAGTATTGGAAATCAAGGCAAGCAATGACACTGGTGGTACTATCACTGATGTTACTGTTCACGTTGAGTACACAGTAAGCGACTAAGTATGAGTGAACTTGTCGTTGCTGCATCAATCGTCAAAAATGACGAACCAGCTTTGAGACTTGAAGAACTTAATGTTCAAGGGATCAAAGGGCAGGGGATGCAGCGACGGCAATTCATACATGTTATTAGAGATGATAAGCGAGCTATATGGTCGGAAGATCTAGGTGATGCTGATTCATTTCATGCCCCACCATTTGCTATACCATCTTTGATGGAGCATACGGTAGGAGAGTTACGCGAGATTGCTGACCAATTACGTGAAAGTAAACAGGGAGCAGATCGTATAGATGAATTGGGCGAGGCATCGACTATGATAAAAGATGCTATAGATGAAGCTGAACAAAGAACGCTGGAGATGCGCCGTACATCAGTAAGTGGCCCATCTATCACCGTTGAAAGGCATTAAAATGACTACTGATAATGTAATAGCAGAAGCAGCAGCAAACGCAATAGCGGAGTCTGCAACTTCAGGCAGTTTAGATAAAGTAATTGTTAATAACGATGAATATTCTATGCAATATTCTGGTTCTACAAATGATGGGCAAGACGCTGATGAATTAGTGAGTGTTTGGTCTTTATTAGATGGTACAGAAAGCAGAGTATTGAAGCATAAGCTAGGTGAAGTGTTGCGAAAGCGTACTCTTACTGGGGAACAAGTATTTTGGATTCCTGGTATGCCTGGCAAGCCCCCAAAAGTTGATAAGGGATCGGAGTTGCTTTGCTTGCTACATCCTGATAACGACGAAAGGGATTGGCTAAATAACATTGGATTAGTAGCTCAGACTTGCCGTAAATCTAATTTACGATCTGACTTTGATCTTCAAAATCACATGCTACATAGGCATCAACAAGAATTTAGCCTTATTCAAACAGCTCGTGAACAAGAAGCAAGACAACAGCAAGACGAACTTGTTAGACTGCAAATTGAAGCAATGACTGGTGCGGCAAAGTCTGAAACTAGCCCACCTCGTAAAAAAAGATAGGAGTGGGTTATGGCTGGATCACCAGGGATAATCAACACACAAGCACATACCGCTGTGACGGTAGGTAGCACTAGTACATCTGTACTTGCTGCTAGTGAAACTGCTTCCTACCGATTAATGGTAAATGATTCTGACGAAGTTATTTATATCAATCTTGGTGGAACAGCAGCAGCAAACACAGGTATTAGATTGAACGC